CTCTAATATCGCTTTAGTGCCCTATAGGAGGTCTGAAAGGTTAACTACTAGTAGTTGTCCTATAGGTATTCCTAAAGGGTTAGAAAGCAACTCTGCTCAGTCTCTATAGACTAGAATCTCAGTAGAGGCAACTCAGTGGCAAAGATAGGAAGACCTAAGAAGGCAGATGTTAAGGCTGTTACTAAAGGCAGTCGTAGAGGCGTAGGAAGACCTAAAGGTGACGCTTCCATCATCAATGACTATAAAGCAAGGATGTTAGCATCGCCTAAGAGTAGGAAGGTGTTAGACAGTATCCTCAATGCCGCGTTAGATGATGACCACAAGAATCAAGCAGCAGCGTGGAAGCTCTGCATGGACAGGTTGTTGCCTGTTAGTTATTTTGAGAAGGATAAGGCCAGCGGAGGCAAGAGTGCCATCAACATCTCCATTACAGGTGTTGGCGGTGAGACTACAGTGATCTCTGGCGGCGAAGAACCCATTGAAGGGGACTATACAGATGTATGATATAAATCAAGACTTAGACTATTTTACTAAGGAAGAGTTTGCTTGTCAGTACACTGGCGAGAATGAGATTAGTGACAGGCTGTTGCTGAAGTTAGATTTGTTACGTGCTAGATGCGGGTTCCCCTTCGTTATTACAAGTGGCTACAGATCAGTAGACCACCCCATAGAAGCAAAGAAGGAGACACCCGGAACTCATGCCCAAGGCATCGCAGCAGATATTAAAGTCAATGATGGTACACAACGGTTTAGGATTGTTCAAGAGGCTATCTCGATGGGCTTTTCAGGAATTGGAGTTGCTAGTAGCTTTGTGCATGTTGACATCCGCGACCTTGACGGTAATGAGCCTCCTGTAATGTGGACGTACTAGCTTGACTGATCTTAATGTCTCGCTATTACCTTGGCAGCAGGAAGTCTGGGAAGACGCTACACGCTTTAAAGTGGTGGCTGCGGGTAGACGTACAGGAAAGAGTAGACTAGCTGCTTGGCGGCTGATCATCAGTGCGTTGTCTGATAAGAAAGGTCAGGTGTTCTACGTTGCCCCTACACAGGGACAGGCCAGAGATATTATGTGGCAGTTGCTGCTGGAACTAGGCCATGACGTTATAGCGTCAGCACACGTTAACAACCTACAGATTAAGCTAGTCAATGGCTGCACCATCTCTCTAAAGGGTGCTGATAGACCAGAGACCATGCGTGGTGTTAGTCTAAAGTTCCTGTGTATGGACGAGTACGCAGACATGAAGCCAGAGGTGTGGGAGCAAATCCTACGTCCTGCATTGGCGGATCAGAAGGGTGATGCGCTCTTTATTGGTACACCTATGGGTCGTAACCACTTCTACGATCTATACCAGTACGCTAGTATCTCTGAAGACCCTACGTTCAAGGGGTATCACTTTACTAGCTACGATAACCCGTTACTTGATCCTGAAGAGATTGAAGCAGCTAAAGGCTCTATGTCAGCCTTCTCTTTCCGTCAGGAGTTTATGGCATCCTTTGAGGCGCACGGCAGTGAACTCTTTAAAGAAGAAGATGTTAGATTTAGTGAGGAAGAACCTACTGATGGTAATTATTACATTGCTGTCGATTTGGCAGGATTTGCAGATGTACAGAAAGTCACGACTAAAACCAAACGACTTGACCAGACGGCAATTGCTGTGGTTAAAGCGGGCGTGGACGGGTGGTGGGTTGCTAATATCATACATGGCCGTTGGGGAGTCGAAGAGACTGCCAGACGAATCTTTGAAGCAGTCAGAGACTACCAACCAGTCGCAGTAGGTATTGAGAAGGGTGCGTTAAAGAACGCTGTCTACCCCTACCTGAACGACATAATGAAGAAGAACCAAAGATTCTTTAGAATAGAAGAGCTGACACACGGCAACAAGAAGAAGACAGACAGGATCGTGTGGGCGCTACAAGGCCGTTTAGAACACGGTAACTTAGTATTAAACAAGGGTAAGTGGAATGCTCAGTTCCTAGACGAGTTGTTTCAGTTCCCTAACCAATTAGTCCACGATGACTTGATAGATGCTCTTGCATACATTGACCAGTTAGCTAAGGTCTCGTATGCTTTTGACTATGAAGAAGAGGACTACGAATTCCTAGACAAATACGCAGGCTATTAATTATGGAACTAGAAGGCAACGACAACTTCACGCTAGAGCAGGACATTGAAGGCTGGGTAATGGATAAGTGCGATAGCTGGCGCGATCATTACGAAGCTAACTATTCACAACGCTTTGACGAATACTATCGACTGTGGCGTGGTCAGTGGTCATCAGAAGACCAGACTCGTCAGTCAGAACGCTCTAAGATTATATCTCCTGCACTACAACAGGCTGTAGAGTCATCTGTAGCAGAGCTAGAGGAAGCTACCTTTGGTCGTGGTAAGTGGTTCGACATCAAAGACGATGTACGTGATCAAAACCCCGCTGACATTGCAGCCTTACGCAGTTACTTGGAAGAAGACTTTGCAAAGAATAAAGTACGTAAGAACGTAGCTGAGTGTCTAATCAACGCTGCTGTATTCGGTACAGGCATTGCAGAAGTTGTTATAGAAGAAGAAAAAGAGATGGCTCCTGCTACACAGCCTGTTATGGGCGGTGAGCTACAAGCAGTGGGCGTTACCATACAAGACCGCACTTGCGTTAAGCTGCGTCCTGTTATGCCGCAGAACTTCCTGATTGACCCAGTAGCTACAGACATTGACACTGCGCTGGGTTGTGCAGTAGACGAGTATGTGTCTAGCCACTTGGTTGAGCAACTACAGGAAAAAGGTGTATATCGTGACGAGCCTTTGTCTGTTGCTGCCAGTGACTTTGATTTAGAACCTGATCAGGAACTGACTACCTTCCCTGAAGACAAGGTTAGACTGACTAAATACTACGGCCTTGTTCCTACGCACCTACTAAAAGCAGCTATGGAAGATGCTGAAGAAGACGAAGAAGTTGTAGAGTTTGGTGAAGAAGAAGAAGATACCTACTACACTGAAGCTATGGTTGTTATTGCCAATGGCGGTACTCTGCTAAAGGCTGAGAAGAACCCGTACATGATGCAGGATCGTCCTGTCGTAGCATTCCCATGGGATGTCGTTCCTAGCCGCTTCTGGGGTCGAGGAGTATGTGAGAAAGGGTATAACAGTCAGAAGGCGTTAGACGCAGAACTACGCGCTAGAATCGATGCTCTAGCACTAACCATCCACCCAATGATGGCTATGGACGCTTCTCGCATGCCTCGTGGTGCTAAACCCAGCATACAACCTGGAAAGACCATCTTAACCAATGGCAACCCTTCAGAGATATTACAGCCCTTTAACTTTGGTCAGGTTAATCAGATTACCTTTGCACAGGCTCAGTCACTACAGACTATGGTACAGACTGCCACAGGCGCTATCGACAGTGCTGGTATCTCTGGCTCTATCAACGGTGACGCTACAGCCGCTGGTGTTTCTATGTCACTGGGTGCTATTATCAAGCGCCACAAGCGTACACTAATTAACTTCCAAGACTCCTTCCTGATTCCATTCGTACAGAAGGCTGCTTACCGTTACATGCAGTTTGAGCCTGAGCTGTATCCAGTAGCTGACTACAAGTTCCACACCTCTAGCTCACTAGGCATTATTGCTCGTGAGTACGAAGTGACTCAGCTTGTACAGTTGCTACAAACCATGTCACCAGACACGCCAATGTATCCTAAGCTAGTTATGTCCATTATCGACAACATGAACCTGTCCAACCGTGAAGAGCTTATTGCTACTCTTGAGCAGGCTAATCAGCCTAATCCAGAAGCACAACAGGCTCAACAGATGGCACAGCAAGCTCAGATGGAGTTCCAACAGTCACAGACTGCTGCACTCAATGGACAAGCGCAAGAGTCTCAAGCTAGAGCGCAAAAGATTGCAGTGGAAGCGCAGGCTATACCGCAGGAACTGGAGATTGACCGCATTAAAGCTGTTACTACTAATCTTAAAGCTGGAGATGCTGATGACAAAGAGTTCCAAAAGCGTCTTGAAATCTCTAAGCAATTACTTAAGGAACGTGAAGTAGCGGTTAAAGAAAGTAATGTTTCTCCAGAAGCAACTCCTCAACCACCGGCTCCTCGACCAGCAGCTCCTCAGCCACAACCACAAGGAATGATACCCAATGGTCAGCAATAGAGACTTAGAGAATGTCGTTGAACAGGTAAATGTAAAGTTTGAGGAACTGTTTAAGAAGATTGCACAACTTGAGAAACAAATGGAGACTAAGAATGCCAGTAAAAAAACCAGACCCAAGACTAGCTAGAGCTGGTGTCACTGGATACAATAAGCCGAAGCGTACCCCCAATCACCCAAAGAAAAGCCATGTTGTTGTGGCAAAGGAAGGTGACAAAATCA